GTAATTACTGATGAGAAGTATGAATGTGAAGCTAGCGCAAGTGATGTGGCTGAAAAGTTTGGTTACGGTTCGCCATTACATCTTGCTTGTAAACAGCTTTTCCCTATGAGTGGTAGTGGTGCTACTTTCCCTGTTACTATCTATCCTGTAAAGGATGCTGAAGGTGGTGTTCAGGCTGCTGGTAGTGTTGCTGTTAGTGGTGAATCTACTGAACGTGGTTCTGGTGTCTTGTACATTGGTGGCGTTAAAGTTGAATTTGCTATTGGTAAAGGTGAAGATGCTGATACTGTTATGGGTAATGTTCGTAACGCTATTAATGGCGTTCTTGATGTTCCTGTAATTGCCGGCGCTATTGCTGATAATAAGATTCCATTGACTGCTAAGTTTAAGGGTACTATTGGTAATGCAATTACTCTTGAATGGGTTTGTGATGTTGACGGTTTAACTTTTGAATCTGTTGCAATGGCTGATGGTGCTGTTGATGGTGATATTGATACTGCTTTGGCTGTTATTGGTAACACATGGGAAACAGTTGTTCTTGACTGTTATCTTTACAACAACACAGACAATCTTGATAAATATTATAACTGGGGTATTGACCGCTGGGGTGTTCTTAATAAGAAGCCTGCTTTGGTTGCTCATGGCTGTTCTGCTAATTATGCAACTCGTACAGCTGTTACTGATGCTCGTCCTACTGACTACATCAACTTCTTGATTCAGAATACTGGCTCAAGAGAAATGCCTTGTGTTATTGCTGCTAAGGGACTTGTTTCTGATATTATGACTACTGCTGATAAAGATCCAGCTTGTGGTTATAAAGGCATTCTTTCAGGTCTTCATACTGGTAAAGATTCTGATCAGGAAGTTTATACTGTTCGTAACATGGCAAGTCAGAAAGGTGCTTCAACTAACGTTAAAGAAGGTTCTGTTGCCCGCCTGAATGATATTATCACTATGTATCATCCTGTTGCTGAAGGTAAATATCCTAGCCGTAAATATGTTGTTGATATGATGAAGCTTATGAATGTTGTTTATAACGTTCGCTTAATCATGGAAGCTGATGAAATGATTGGTGTTCCTCTTATTCCTGATGCTGATGTGGTTACTAATGCTAACGCTGTTCAGCCTAAGACTGTAAGAACTGCATTCATTAATCTTGCTAAATCTTTGGCAAGTAAAGCTTTGATTAGTGATGCTGAATTCACTAAGAAAAACGTGAAAGTTGAAATTGACAGCGAAAATCCTAAACGTTTGAACGTTCAGTTCCCTGTTAAATTATCTGGAAACATTGAAGTAAGTTCTACTGATGTGTTCTTTGGTTTCTACCTTGGAGGTGAATAATGGCTAGCGGATGTATTGAAAGTATTGTAATCGGCGGTCGTCGTTTTACTGTTGATGCTGATGATTCATGCGAAATCACTTACAACGGTTTTGAAAATGAAGTTAAGCCTAACGGTGACGGTTCTAACAGAATTGTTAAAAGCCGTCACACTGGTAAAATTGAAGGTTTGAATCTTGTTATGGATACTACCAGAGATGACCAGGAGTTTTTACAGGGACTTCAGGATTCCTGTGAATTCTTTGATGTGAGTGCCACTGAAGTTGATGGAACTGTTATTGGCGGTTCTATGCAGCTTACTGAAGCTCTTACAACTGACCTTAAAGAGGGTACTTGTGGTATTACTCTTGAAGGTTCACTTGAAAAGCTGGGCTAATTAAGTTTGGACTTTAAGCAGTGGATTCTTACCAGTCCCGTTATATCCCGGTAGGAATTCACTGCTTTTTTTAACTACTTTTGAAAGTAGTAATTTTACTTTTACATTTACGAGGAAATAAAAATGGAAAATCAGGTTGTTGCAGAAGAAGTTTGTTTGAAAGAGTTTGATGAATGGTGTGATTCAATTGGTATTGATCACGACATTGATGATATGGATGAAGAAAGTCGTGAAGACTTTTTGAAAAATAGAGCTACTTTGATTAAGGCTTGTAAAAAAGGCCGTTTATCTTTTGGTTCTGGTGAACTTGATTATACTATCAGCGATTTGAGTCCTGAAGGTTTTAAGGGAAATACTCTTAAGATTGGTCAGCCTACTGGTAAGATTTTTACTGCTATGGATAACCTTAAGGATACTCAGAGTTTTAAGAAGCTTGCTAATGTTATGAGTGCTATTACCGGTAAAGATGTAGGTTATTTTGACAAGCTTCATGCTGGTGACTGGCGCGTATTACAGGTAATTGCTGTTTTTTTTATAACTATTTAAGTTTTGAAATTGCTTATAAAGGCAGTCGAAAAAAATTTAAAGGTTTTGAAGGTCCACGGGTTGCATTAAGGCAGATATACACTGATTATCATTTGCCTATTGACCCGCGGGAAATATCTTTAACTGAGATTCATTTTTTTTATGATGCACTTATTCCTGGATTAATTGAAATCCAAAAAAATCAGAAGGAGGCTAAGGCTAAACATGGCAAGTAGATATGCGGTTGAAACTGTATTTAAGGCTGTTGATAATATGACTAAGCCTATTCAGAAGATGGAAGGTTCAATGAAAGGTTTAGGTGGTGTATCTAAACAGATTAGTAATAAAGTTAAAGGTGATTTAAAAGCTGCTGAAAGACAGCTTAATCAGTTTGGCGAAAATGCTAAGCGCATAGCTAAAACTGCCCTTATTGCAGGCGCTGTTGCTACTGGTGCTGCCATTGTTGATTCCACTAAAAAGTATATTGAGTTTGAAGATAGTATTACTCAGGCTGGTGCAAAGTTTAAGGATCTTGATGTTACCAGTGAGAATTTCAAAGATGATCTTGAGCGTATGCAGAAAGCTGCGATTGAAGTTGGTTCTAAAACTAAGTTCAGTGCGCAGGATGCTGCAGGTGCACTTGATAAAATGGCTATGGCAGGTCTTACTACTGACCAGGCTATTGGTATGTTGATGGGTACTACTAATCTTGCAGCTGCTACAAATACTGATTTAACCAGTGCGGTTGATATGGCAACTGATGCTATGGGTGCTTTTGGTCTTGCCGTTAATGATCCTTCTTTAAGCGCGGAAGAGGTTGCTGCGAGAACTACTGCTAATATGAACAGAATTGCTGATGTTGTAGCTAAAACTACAATCATGGCTAACACTGATATGAGTATGTGGTTTGAAGCGGTTAAGAGTGGTGCTTCTACTTTTACTACTATGGGCGGTTCTTTGGAACAATTCAGCGGTATGGTTGGTATTCTTGCTAATAGTGGTATTAAGGGCGCTGAAGCTGGTACTGCCTTGCGTAATATGATGCTTAATCTTGGTGCGCCTAGCTCTTCTGCAGTTAAGGCTTTGGATAAGCTTGGAATTAGTGTTTATGATGATGCAGGAAAAATGCTTCCAATTATCAGCATTATGGAACAGTTTGAAAAGAAGCTTGGTGATGTTGATGAACAGACTAAAAACGGTGCTTTGGAAGATATTTTTGGCAAGCGTAATGTTGGTGAATTTCTGACTTTAATGCAGGCTGGAACTGATCAGATTAAGGAATATGTAACTACACTTGAAGGTGCCGGTGGTACTGCTGAAAATATTGCCGGTGCTATGAATAAATCTTTGAAAGGTCAGATTACTTTACTTAAAAGTGCCGTGGAAGGTATTCAGCTTAATATTGGTAAAGCTGTTGCTGAAAACGGTGGTTCTGAAGGTTTACAGAAAATTATTGATATGATTAATAACGTTAATGTTGATTCATTGACTCAAGGTATTATTGGTTTGATGAATGTACTTAGCGGAGTTATTCAGTTTTTTATTGGTTTTGCTCAGGTTGTATGGGCTTTGCGTGGTCCTATCCTTGCCATTGTTGGTGCGATCACTCTTTATAAGTCTGTGATTATGGGAACTGTAATTGCTATGAAAGCTTGGGAAGCTATTCAGGTAATTATTAAGGCGGCTCAGATTGGATGGGTTGCTATAACTCAGGGGCTTACAGTTGCTAAAGGTGCTTTGGCGGCTGCGGTTGCTGCCGAAACTGCGGCAATGACTGCTGAAACTACTGCTACTACTGCTGCAACTGCAGCTCAGACTGGATTTAATCTTGCTATGCTTGCTAACCCTATTACATGGATTGTTCTTGGCATTATTGCTTTAATTGCGGTTATTGTGGCACTTGCTATGAACTGGGATAAGGTTACTGCTGCTATGAAAACTGCATGGGAATGGATTAAAAACGTTGCAAGCGCTATATGGGATACTCTTGTTGGTGCTTTACAGAGTGTTTGGGAGCCGTTCAGTAAGATTATTGGTGCTTTCCAGGGTGGCGGATTTTTAGCCGGTATTAAACAGATTGGTGTTGCTATTCTTAATTATGTACTTACTCCTATTAAAGCGATACTTGGCGCTTTAAGTAAGATTCCTGGTATTGGCGGTAAGTTTGAAGGCATGAAGAACGGCATTGATGATTGGATTGCCGGAATGAGTTATCAGGGTGAAGAGGGTGTTACTACTGATGGTCCTGTTACTCAGGCTGACAGAACTGTATACAGTGAAAGTAATTCTACTTCTAACAGTAATGTAACAATTGGTCTTGAAAAGGGACTTACTGCTCAGACTAGTGGTCCGGCTCCTGGTGTTACTATTAACACTGGTAGAAGTGGTAGATTTTAAGAGCTGAAAAAATTGCGTATTTACGCATAAATTTTAGGAGGATAAAAATGAAAAACATTTTTATTTATGTGGGTTTGGCGCTTATTATAGCAGGTGCTGTTATTGGTAATTTTACTGGTGTTGCAGCTGCTTCCTGGATTGAGCTTGCAGGTTTTGCTTTTGGCCTTGCCAGCTGTATTGCAGGTATTGTTAATAAGGCTGAAAAGAAGGACTGGAAATTGTATGTAAGTTTATTTGCAATTTCTATTGGTACTATCCTTTTAGTATGGGCTGGTATTGCTCAGGAAACTATTACAAGTTTGATTACTGCTGTAATTGGTCTTGTGGTACTTGTTACTGGTCTTTTACCGGTTCTTTTTGCAAAGAAAAAAAGCGGAAACTAGGCTTTTCGTTTTTATTTCCTGGGCACTCCGAAAGGGGTGCCTTTTTTTTATTTAAAAAAACTTGCAAAAAAAAAAAAATTGACAAAAAAAAAAATGATATAAAGTATTCAAAACGACATAAAAATAATTAAAATATGTCGAAAAAAATATATAGGAGAATAAATATGAAACAACCTAAGATTATTAAATGGGAGCAGGTTAATATCAACCCTATGATTGCAACTGAAATGCTCAAAAAAAACAATGTAAACAGAAAGCTAGGAGAATGTATATCTTCAAAATATGCAAAAGATATGATTGATGGAAACTGGCAGCTATTACCTTCTTCAATGGCAATTTCAATAAATGAGGAAGGTGTTTTATTGGATGGACAGCATAGATTAAAAGCACTTATTAAAGCAAATAAGGAAATTCCATTTCTTGTTTTTACACTTTCAGAAGCTAAAAATGCACAAGAATGTATGTTTGACCAGCAAAAAAAGAGAACTGATGCGGACGTTTTAGGAGTGAGACCCGGAGATTGTAAAAGAATAAAAGCTTTGATAAATTTTTGTTACGGACAAGAAAGTAAGCATTTTTCAATTCCAAAAATTAAAACATTAATAGAAAGTTGTGATAAGGAAAAATTAAATATTTTATTAAAATTACCTGCACATCAACGTGCATCCAGTTGTAATAATACACTACCAGTCAGCGCTTTACTAGGTGCTTATATATATATATTACAAAATCCCTTTACTTCTTACGAAGATGTAAGAGAAGCATTGCATGATTGTATGAGAAAGAATACTTCTCATCCAATTGCAGTTAAAATTAGATCAAGTATTGTAACCCCTGAATGCGTTTGGTGGCTTAAATCTAATGATTTACCAGAAAAGAAAGTAAACACTTTTAATCGCACTTTGGAATTTTATAATATTTTTATGAGAAATGAAAATAAATTAAATAAACAATGTATGAAATATCTTGACAGAAAGGTTTACGGTGATAATTTAAGAAATTTCTTAAAAAAAGAATTAGGATGGGAATAAAAAAAAGCCGTTAGGAAATTGCAGCATCCTAACGACTTTTCACTGTAATATTTTTAATTACAAGAACTGAAATCATAATATCATCTGGTATTGATATTGTAAAGGACTGGTTACTTCGGTAATTAGTCCTTTTTTTTATGTCTTTTTGAATATAAAAATGTGGATAAGTTTGTGGAAAA